AATGGCTGCTATGCAAGTTGTAATAGAAAAGAAAACAGTTAAACAAGTATTACACTTTCCTATGCAAACTTTACGTGCTGAAAAATGTAATGATAAAGGGCAAATAGAAGCGTGGTACTATCACTATGATTGGACTAAAAAGAAAACAAGTGAAGATGCAAAACGTATTCCTGCTTTTGGTTTTGGTAATGGTAATGAAGTAGAAATTTATGTAATACAACCTTATGTAAGTGGATTTGATTATTATAGTCCAATAGATTATTCAGGTTCTTTACCTTATGCTTTGCTTGAAGAAAATATAGCAGATTATCAGATTAACGATTGCCAAAATGGATTTAGTGGAACTAAAGTTATCAATTTTAATAACGGTATTCCAAGTGAAGAAATGCGTGATAAAATGAAACGTGATGTTTTAAGTAAATTAACTGGAGCAAGAGGAGAAAAAGTTATTGTAGCTTTTAATGCAAATGCTGAAAGTAAAACTACAGTTGAAGATTTACCATTAAACGATGCTCCTGCACACTACGAATATTTAAGTAAAGAATGTTTTGAAAAACTAATTGTAGGTCATAGAGTAACAAGTCCAATGTTATTAGGAATACGTGAATCAGGTGGTGGTTTAGGTAACAATGCAGATGAAATTAAAACTGCTACTTTGTTAATGGATAACATTGTTATTAAACCTTACCAATTTTCTATTTGTCCTTTTTCATTACATTTTTCTGCTCTTAATGTGTGCATTGGAAAATGAAGTATTTGCTTTACCATTTTCTTTTCCATTACAACCTGCATAGCAGCCATTCCCAATAACTTGCGTTCTAAAGCTATTTTCTTTAAATCAGCATCTTTAACAATAGATTTAAACTGTGCATATTCATTTGGCTTTTTATTAGAATCTAAAGCATCTAAACCTTTGCCATAAATCATATTAGCAACACCTGTAATAATAGCACCATTTGTAGCAGAATATAAATACCTATCAATTAAATATTGAAAATAATTATTATCAGCACCATATTCAATATAGTTATTCTTTTTGTTTTCTTGTATTAAGGGGCTTGTATAAGCACTTAAATTTACAATTGATATATTACTCATATATTTTAAATTCGTTTGTTGTAACGTTCTCTATGTACTGATTTTGATTAACTGTAAAATCTTCTAAAACCTGATTTGTACAAAATATTTTATCTTTGTAAACTATTTTAGAACCATTTTTTATAGTCAAATTATAAAATGTATTTTGTTTTAAAGTAAATACCTCAACTGCTGTTAAATAATAATCGTTTAAATAAAAATTAGCATTTATTGTAGTTTCAATATTTGTAGTTTCATTTCTTAAAACAATAGTTGTAGCACTTAATTCACGAGGAATAAATGTTATAGTTTGTGGTTCTGCTTGTTCTCTTAAAATAATCATAAAACTGTTTTTATAATAATAAATTTAATATGTAATTGTTTTAAAACAAAAAAAGTGATACATTTCTGCATCACTCTTTTTAAAAAAACAAATAGTATTATTATGAAACAGTACCCTCTACAATAGAAGCTAAAATTCCAGTTGTTAATGGGCCAGTTACAAAGTTTGCAGCAATTGGTTCCATTCCTTGAAATTCCATTGAATATCCTGTTTTATCAGCCATAGCTGCACCATTTGAAATAGTTGCAGTAACTAAATCCATTCCTTTTGTTAAACCTGCTAAAAAGAAATTACCATTGTTATCTTCTACTATGATTTGTGGTCTACCATAAGATAATAATTTCAACTGCTTGTGGTCGGCAATAGTCAATTTATTAATACTTAAAGTTAGTTTTTGGTCAACAAATGTTGTTCCATTTTCTCTTGAACTTGTTACAGTTTGCTCAAATGTAGAAGTTCCTTTTAATTCATATTTGTAACCTACAGGTGTTCCACCTAAAGCTGTAATTACATCTTCTTGTCCTGAAGTTGCAGAATATGTTACCGTTGTAGCATCACCCCAATTAATGAAGTATGCAGCTCTTAATCCACCGATTGAATTCTTACATTGTTCGGCTCTTCCTAATGATATATCGCAAGGCATAGTTTTATTTTTTTAAAGTTAATAAAAAAAGGTAGGCAATTTTACCTACCCTTTATTTAGTATTATAATTCAGATTATGCAGTTGGCGTGTAAAGTACAATTTCAGCACCTACACCATATTGAACAGCAGCAGTAAATCTCATTACTACTCTTACATTTTGTGAGCCATCAATATCAGCCATATCAATTACCTGAACTTCGTTTTGGTCAGATAATAAACCTGTTCCAAAGAATAAGTTAGATTTTTGAGCAGCAATAGCAAAATCATTTGTCATTCCGTTACAAACAAAGATTTTAACACCATCAAAAGATAATGACCCATTGTTAAACCATTGTGTACCTTGTGCGTTTGTACCATTAGCACCTAAACCTGATGCACCAAATCCACCTAAAGCACGAACATAATCACGAGCAATTGATTGAGAAACATATAAATACAAATCTTCTTTTCCGTAAAGTGAAGCAGGAATAGCATCTACAATTTTACCTAATTCAGCAACTACATTAGCAGCAGTTACACCACCAGCAGCACCTGCTACATCAACAACAGTAGCATCAGCAGTAGTAAGCGTAATGAATCCGTCAAATTCACCTGCATTAGCAGTAACACCTTTCCAAATGTTTTGTTCTGTTTTTTCAGCAACTTTAGAAACAACGTGTGCTAATAAGAAATCAGCAAAACTTGGAGGCAAAGAATCAAATGTAGAATAACCCATTTTAATCGCTTCCCAATCACTTCTGAAATCTTTCTTGCAAAGTTGTAAATTTACTTGAAATTCTTCTGGAGTAATAACTCTTTCAGTCAATGTAACTGTAGAAGTAGCATCAAAGTCACAAGTTGCATTTTTTACAATAGCATCTGTAGCAATTCTTTTAATTACTTCTTTAAATTTAATGTTCGGTTTAACTTCAATACCACCATTGGCAATAGTTGAACCTGATAATAATGCAGCAGAGATATACTTTCCTGCAAACTCCCCAGCATAGGTAGTCGTAATTGATGTTGTAGTAGCCATAATTTATTAATTAAAAAGTTTAGACATAACTATATCTTGCGTAGTCATTTGTCTGTTAGGTGAAAATTTATTTAGTTTTAGTTCAGTTTTAATTTCAGGCGAGTGTGTTAATGGTTGAACATTTTCTAAAATAATATCTGAACTTAATTCTTGTTTTGCTAATTTTAATTCAGCAATTTCAGTTCTTAATTTTTCAATTTCTGCAAAGAACATTTCTTTAGAAACTGATTCTACAATTCTTTTTGGAGTTGCAACTGTTTCAGCTTGTGCTTCAACTTCTACTTCAGCTTCTGGAGCAACCTCTTCTTCAACAGTAGTTTCTTTAATTTCAGCAATAACACCTTCAACTGTTACAACTAAAATCATTCCGTCTTCCATTTCGTATTCTCCAACAGGTACAGGAATTCTATCCTCACCGTTTACAATAAAAACAGCATTATCAGTTTCAAAAGCATCTGCTTCTATAACAGTAACTCCATCTTTAAGTTTCATTTGAGCAAGTTTTATTTCCATACCCAAAAGTGTTTTAATTTCATTAATTACATTCATATTTACTTATTTATTTATTATTTTCCTATTGAAGAAATCGCTGATTTCATATTCATAAAAGTATCATTAACTTGGTCTGCAAATTGATAAGCATCAAGTATTGCTTTATAAGCAGGAGTTGCTTTTGCATCTACTCCTAATTCATTAGAAAGTTTTTCTAATTGTGTGCTGTAACCATCCAATTTTTTAGTTATATTTTTAGGAAAATTAATATTTACTCCAAATTCTTTGTATGTAGCATTTAAGTCAGTTGCTAATTTTTGAATTTTAACATCTGCCTTATTTGCTTTATCTAAATATACGCTAACTTGTTTTAAAGTAGCTTCTATATCTTGAGTAACTCCTAATTCAACTTTTACACTTGCTAATTCTGTTTTTCCAAACAAAGCATTCATTACAATTTTTTCAGTGGTCATAATTTTATTTTTTAG